TCGCGCTATCGCGCACCAGAACCTGCCCCGCGCCGTTCACGCCCGTCACGAAGATCATATGCGTCCCGGCAGGCGTCCAGGGGTACGGATTCGCGCCGCCCAGCGCCAGATCATGCACGCTGGCCTCGGTCACTGCGATCAGCACGGGATAGCCCCAGCTCACCCACGCCTTGACCTGGGCAATGTCGGGCGCGATGGCCTGGAAGTGCAACCCGATCTGCGCTAATAGCTCGTACTCCTGCTCACTGGTCATTCCAGCCGTGTTGTCGGCCGCGTCCGAACCATTGTACTGCGCGTACCATGCCTCGGCGTCGTTGATAACCTGCTGCACGCTCATCGCCGGCGTTGTGCCTGGCTTCACCATACTTTTCGCGATGGCTGCCGCAAAGTAGCCACATTCAAACTGACTCTTGCTTGGCTGGAACTGATCGGCTTCAACCGTATTGATCACTTCGCCCTTACTATTTAATGCAACCATAGCATGCTCCTTAGCCGGCAGGACCCGGCTTGCGCGGTCCTCTCTGCCGTGTTGTGTTTAATGCCCTTGTAATCCTAGTTTGCTCTCATACTCGGCCTTCTGCGCGTTATAAGTCGCCTGATGTTCGACGAGCCTGCCGATAGACGATTGGCCGCTGCCGATGGGCGCGGGGGCATCGCTGACGGTGATGACGTCGAGCAGTTGCAGGGCAGGATTGAGCGGGACGACCAGGCGCGTCTGGACCTGCGCGCGCTGCTCCGCATACATGACCAGGTTGGCGGCAATCTGGGCTTCGGAGGGCGTGGTGGTCTTGAGATCGGTATGGTGCAGCAACCGTTCGACGCGCATCTGGGCAGCGGCGGGATCGTCGAAGGCTTCGGCGGTAGTCAGCGCGAAGGTTGGCCCGCCGCTCGGCGGCTTGCCGCTGGCGATGACGTGATTGGCCCTATCATAATCCTGCCCAAACGCAACCTGCTCGATCTCGTTCTGATACGACCACACTGGCGCGTCGCCGCTCTGCACTTCGCGGATCTGCAAAGTCTCGTTCTGGTCGAGGAAGTAATCGAGGCCATAGGTGGTGCAGAGCGCGTCCAGGGCCTTGCGGTACTTCGTGTTGGCCTGAATGACGAAACTGGGCACTACCTGGCTCAACTGGCTGCCTCCGCTGATATTCAGGTTGAACAGTCCAGCCCGCGCGCAGACTTCCAGCAGCAACCATTGGATGGTCTGGCCACTGAAGGTATTTTGCCAGCGCACAGTCCTGTCGAGCCGCTCTGAGAGATCCAGCCCGCTCAACTGGATGAGGTTCTCCGTAGGGCTTCTGACCATCGCCATCTTCATCAGCCGGTAGGTTCCCGTGCTGATCGTATCGGGCGAGCCGCTCACCGTATACCCCTCGCTCAGCTTGAGCGTCGCACCCGCAGTGATCGGCTGATAGGACGTACTACCCGTCAGGTTGACCAGTCCATTATAGACACCTCCCTGGTTATCGAGAACGACAACAAGCTCTGCTGGCTTATTGATCTTCTCCGTACGTGTATAGCTCAGGATCGCGCCCGATACGTCGAGGTACTGGCTCGCGTTGCTCTGGCTGAAGGCGGGCGTGCTGAGCACTGTTGTTGGAGTGGCGAAGTAGTAACGCGCTCCTGAGTTGCCTGACTGGGGAGCAGCCAGATAGAAGAGATTGCCGCCGTAGCTGCTGCTCACTTCGTGGATGATCCAGCCATCCGACCAATGCACGAAATCGGCCGATTCGCGCACGCGGCAATAGTTGTAGACCGCGCCCGACAGGCTGCCGCCGTCTACCTCGGCGCAGACGAGATGATAGAGGCCGCCGTAGAACGAGAGGCGCGGCGAGATGCGGTTGATCGCTGTGCTGGTGGCCGGTGCGATAGTCGTACCTTGCGTCCAGGTCGAGCCATTGTAGCTCGCCGCGTAGAGCGTGAAGCCATCGCTGTACGCAATGGCGTACTGGCTGCCCGTCCAGGACACGGCCACGCCCGCACCGTTCGTAGGATCGGCCAGCGTCCAGCCGCTGATCGCGCTCCAACTGCTGCCGTTGTAGATGCACACGCCCATCTTTTCGCCGCCGAAGACATCATACAGGAAGAAGACGTCGTTGTTACCCGCGCTGCCAATACCTTTAGCCAGAGCGCTGCCAGGAGGCGAGGCAACCGTGACCGGCCCGCTCCAGCTCGCCCCGTTGTTCGCCGAAGTCCAGCAATAGAGAGCGTTGCCGCCCGTGCCCTGCTGCGCGAAGGCCCTGATCGTCCCTCCATTGTTCGAGACAGCGCACCCGCCATCTTGAAACATATTGCCGGAACCGCCTGAGAACGTCGTCACGCTCGACCACTGGCTCGCTATACTCGGATCGGTGATCCGAGCGTACTGGAAGCTGCTGGCGAAGCCTGTACCTCCGCGCGTGAGGTTGACGCGCACAATGCTGCCATCGCTCGCCACGCAGCAATCCGACCACATATCCGCCAGCCCCGGCGTCTGATATGCTGAAAGATGGACCGTGTGATCTTCAATGGTCAGACCAACGGCTGGCCGGCGTGTAAGCGAGGCCAGCGCGTTTTGCATACTCGCGTCAGTTGTGCGCATGGTTTTCTCCCTGTCTGTCGCCTATTGGATAAAACCGCGTTTCTATCATTTTTTCATCCAATAAACACGACAGATCTGCTAGCCGCTCTCTCCATCTAACAGAAACGTCAACAACTGCTCTTCCAGGCTGCTCGTTTCGGGCGCAAACTGCTGGCGCATCAGGAGCAGCCGCGCGAGCAGCGCAATATACTTTGCGGCGATATTAGCCGCGTGTACCGGTCCCACTTCCTCCGGCTCAACCGCTTCTAGCAGCCTGCTCGCCTGCTCCTCCAGACGCTCAAGCCACGTATTGAGCCGCTTCAGCGCGTCCTCCCGCTGATCGGTGGCTGGTTGCTGCGTGTTTCCCATGATTAGCACCTTCCACATCAGATGACATACCCATAGGTGTAGAGCGTGACCGTGCAGTTGCCGCCATTGGCCTGGATATCGATCTGCCCGCTGGCGTTGAGCTGCACGATGCCATTGCCAAAGGCAAAACCGTTGGCGCGCGCGACTTCGCCCACTGTGCAGTAATCGATGGCCGGACTGCGCCCGCTCGGCATAAGATTGATGTACGCGCCTACCGTCGGGCTGGTGAAGTACGCCTTGAACAGCACGCCAGAAGCGCCCGTGGGTATGCCGCTCGCCCCACCCGCCAGCGTGAATGTGCTGGTATTACTGCTAGTGATTACCTGTGCGTTGATCTGCTCAAAGCCCGTCACAAAGGTCACGCGGCCCGGAGGCGGCGCAGGCGCGAGCGTATAGACCGCGATGATGACCGCGTCGCTCGGATTAGCCTCGTCGAAAAAGAGCACGGCGCAATCAGCCCCAGCTAGCGCGCTTGTTCCATCCACGCTCGTCGCTATCGGGACGTTCGAGAGTACGTAGCTCGTGGCCTCGATGATCAGCACCGTCGCGGTATACGTCGAATTATTAAAGCTCTGCAAGATGCCGCGCCTGATACTTTGTGTGACCGCCATGCTCTTTCTTCCTTCTTACATCGAACATCTATCGAATTTGCTCTGTGGATGCTGTGAAACGCATTTTCACAGCATCCACAGAGCAGATTCTCTTACCCATCGTTGGCATTCTGCCCAGGATAAGGCAGTAAATCAGCCGTAGTATAGGTATGCAGGCTGGCTGATGTGTAGTTCAGCCCCGCGACCAGTCCGTTGATAGCCGTCGCGCACTGGCTGAGCGTACTGCCGCCAGACGAGGTAATCATGATGAAGATCCCGCACGCCGGTAAGACTGCATCCGCTGTATTTTGCACAATGCAGTTTGTGCGAGGATTCCAGAAACTTCCAATTGGGGCGGTCTCGCCTCCGTTGTAGCGTGATCCGCTATTCTGAATGGCCTCTTCAACAATGCTCATCAAATGCTTCTCCTTCTGTTGCAAGAAACGGCGCGCAAGCGGCGTCGCTTCATCGTGCTATGTGTGAAAACTACTCAATGAACTCTGCGCGGTTTGTACTGTCTGCGCGGCTTTGCCCTGCACCAGCGCGGCCATGATGTTGCTCATGAGGGCCTGGATGCCGGGCACAACGTAGGGCGTGCCGGCTGCACTCCAGCGGTACTGATCGAGCGCGAAGGTGAAGGCGTGGCTGCCACTGGCAAACACCAGCGCTCCACTTGGCGCGACATAGGTGGTGGTGTGCTGGGTGTCGGGATTACCGTATTCGTTGAGCGGGCTGCTCTGCGCGATGATTTGTAGGTTCGCCGGACTGCTCGCGAATTGTTTGTCGTACTCAAACCCGATCAGGTCTGCGCCGTAGCTCTGGCCCGCAACCAGGCCCGTGCCGCCGAGATAGGTCTGGCTCGGCGTGGCTGCCATTTGCCAGGGCACTTTGATGCCGTTGTAGATCAGGTCGCTGAACATGATCCCACACAGCGCAGCTTCTGGCTGGTTTAAGACGGGATCACGCCACAGCGCGGTGACTCTGCTGTTGTCGACGCCATAGTACGGGTCGTTGCTTAAAGCTGGCCCGCCGCTTGTCTGGACTTTGTAGCAGGTCACGGTGCGGTCTGCGTTGCCGGCGTGATCGCTCTCGAAGCGCATCTGCCAGTAGCAGGCGTTGGCCCCCAGGAAGGCTAAGCCGACGCCGCTCTCTCTGGCCGCGTAGAAGGCTGCCCTGATCTCTTTGGTCCAGTATTCGTTGTGCCCCGCCGAGAGCACGGCGTTGTAGTGCTGCAACCACGTGCCGTTCTCGTGGACATCCTGCATGGTCAGATAGGAGAGGTTGTAGCCTTGCCGCTCTGCCCACTTGATAAACTGGATTTCTAGCTGGAAGAGGCCGCCGGTGCCGCCGCCGTTCCAGTCGGGCCGGTTGAAACTGACTTTGACGCCGCTGCCCGGTACGGTGTAGAGCGACCAGCCGCCCCAGTTGTTGTAGGCGGCGTCGGTGGTGGTGGGCCGGATGTAGGCGTAATCGGCCGGGCGGTTGCCGCGCACTACGAAGCTGCAATAGGTGTACTTGCCGTTCTGGTCGGTACACTGCGCCAGGTAGATGCCTGAGACGGCGTTGTTGGGGACTTGCCAGCGATACGAGCTGGACCAGCCCGCCTCTAAGAGATGGGTGGTGGTGTCTACGATGGCCGTGGGGCAGTTGTTCAGGTTGGTGCCATCGAAGTAGCCTTGCGCGACGCCGCTCTGCTGCGGGATCGCGGCGATGAGCCGCGCGCCGGTGCCCTGGTACCAGCCGAGGCGGTAGATGGCTCCGCTCCAGGTGGTGCCCGCGCTCTGCGTCGAGACGAAGAGGTTGATGGTGCCGCCTGGATCAACTGCGTGCTGGTCACAGTAGGCCTGGATTTGTGTGGTGGCCAGGTTGGACCCTGGTATCCAGGCCGTTGTACCGATGTTCGCGTTTTCGGCTGGGATGGGGTTCGTCATATCATCTTTACCCGTTATTTGTAATCCACTTCCACCGTGACCTGGGCTGCGCCTACGGCGGTTGTATCGGTGTCGGCTGCGCCTCCGGTGATCGTCAGGCCAATGCCTGAGTTGAACTGGATGCCCGTGGTGGTGTGGAACCCGACACGCTGGCCCTTTGGCACGTAGATCACGCGTCTGGGCGTACCCGATCCCGCGGTGGGCGCGCCGGATGTGTCGTACAACTTTACCCAGGCATCGCTGGCTCCGTTGTTGCCCAATTCGTAGCCGTAGACCTGTCCATTGCTGGCTTTGATGGTGTTGGCGTTGGTGCTGGCCGCGCTGATCAGGTGGTAATCGCTGGTGCCCCCTGCGGCCTGGGGCACGAGAAAAGCGGTCGGGTTGGTAATCGGCAGGAAGGGCGCGACGGCGTACAGTTCCAATGTTCCGGCCAGGCTCGCGTTCGATGTAAAGGCTGTCGCCCGCACGCGGAAGTATCTGAACGTGACTGGCCCGCACCAGATCTGACCCGTGCCCGTCGTGCTGGAGGCCGCGTTGTTGTCTACATACGAGGTGAACAGGATCAGCTTGACGGCGACCCAGTTCACGTTGTCGTTGCTGGCCTGGAACGAGAGCGTCGCGTTATACGTGCCCTGGATCTGCAACGACAACCACTTGTAGGCGCTCACATCCGTGCTGCTGATGAGGTCAGTATTCACCGCGTTGACGACGCCGGTGCCGTTGCCGATGATTTCCTGCGTCGCGGCCTTGACCGGCACGTTTTGATCGGAGGCAATGACCACACTGGCGCTGTTGGCGCTGCTCTGCTGCCCCAGCTGCGTCGCGTTGAGGATCGAGACGGCCGCCGCTTCTTCCGATAGCTGGATCGTGATGTTCGCGCTGCCGGAGGTGATCGGGTGCGCTCGCACGCGGAAGTTGGTGAAGCCCGCGACATTCACGCGCCAGTAGCCCGGAGCGGTCGCGCTGCTGGCGATGGTGCCGGTACCCTGCACGCCTGAGACGCTGTACCACGTGGTGCCGCCATCGGGCGATGCCTCGAACAGAACGGTCAGCGTGAAGGTGCCCAGGAGCTGCACCAGTGCGGTTTGCTGGCCCGTGACGTTGATGGAGACGGTATCGCCATCGTTGGTGACCGAGCCGGTGCTTTGCGCGCTGGCGGTGGCTCCCAGCGAAACGAGCAGGTTGCCGTTGGCATCCAGGTTGAGCGCTTCGCCCTGGCCGGAGGGGAGTTTGCCTCCCACCAGTTCGGAGCCATCGTCGTTCAGAAAGCCGGCCATGATTCTCCTTTACCTCCTTATATCCCCCGATATAACCCTCTGAAATCCAGAACCGCTCCCCCGTACTCATGCCTACATTTATAGGAGATTACATCATTTGTGAAATTCAGTCCAAAGAGCGGCATATCTTGAATCAGCAGCACAGGGTTCACCTGCCCGCCCACAAAGCCAATCTCGATGGTATCGACGACGCGCGGATCGCAAGCCATGAACCACTGGCTGGTGTTCGTCAGTTGCGGCGAGACGATGGGCTGGACGTAGCCAAGCATGGGGTTGATGTCGTTATTCGCGCTGCCCGGCACGCCCGCGCTCTTGGTGGCCACCATCGCAACCCATTCTAATTCAGGAGGCACAATCAGGTAACTCGGCTTGAGTCCCAGACGTTTGCCGGCGAAGTTTGTCTGCTCGCGCATGGCGGTGACGCCGGACTGCATGGCCGCGCTGCTCAAGCTAGAGCTGCCAAGATTGTTGTGTGGCGCTCCGCTGGTGAAGAGCGCATTGCCGTCGTAGATGTTGGGGTTATTCGAGAGGAAGCTGTACACGAACTCGGCCAGCGTGTAGGCCGCCGCAACCGCCAGCTTGGTCGGGATCTGCTTGATGGCTTGCAGATCGTCATTGATAATCGTCTCTCTGGAGACCGTCACCAGATTGCCCCTTTTTGTGGGCACGTAAGTCGCCGCGCTATCGGTGAGCGTGATCGATGTATACGCGGTGTCTTCCGCGACGGTCGAGAGACTGCCGAAGGCGCCCAGGCGCACGCGAGATTGCTGCTTGAAATCCTTGATCGGCGCGATCACACAGAATTTTTGCCACTCTGCCGGCCAGGCTTGATAGTCCTTCAACAGTCGTTTATTCATCGACGTACCGAGCAGATACGAGAAGGAAGCCGTAGTGGTATCGGCCTCGCTGATGCGCGTCATGGGCGCGGACTCGCTGACTCGAATGTCGCCGAGGGTCGAGCGATCGCTGAAGCTCGCGACCGATGAGTCGCCGGTGACTCGGCTGTAGGCTTCTCTGATCGAGGTGAAGCCTCTGATGTTGCCGAGTCGCGAGGTGTCGATGTCGAGACCGAACATGCGATCAAAGGCAGCCTGAACTTTCTCGGCTTCGGTAATCATCTGACCAATGGCCGGCTTTTCGTAACCGTGGTCGCGGATCAGCCCGGCGTTACTCATCTCGGCCAGCATCGTTTGCATGCTGCTGATCTCGCGCTCCAGTTCCTGAGCCTCGAAGATGCGCCCGGCGTATTTCGCGCGGATGGCAGTCTGCGCGGCCTGCGGCAAAATGCTTTCCATCAGACGCCGCTCAAGCAACAACGCTGCCCGCTCAAGACGAAGCTCATTCAGCAGCGTCTCCGCCTCGCTGATGCGCGCCGGCTCGTTCTCGGCGCTCGCTCTCAATGTTGCGACCGGGCGCTGCCGGTCTCGCTGCTGCTCAAGAATATTCTGAGCAGGCATGTTGTGAGGCGAGAGGGTTACTTTGTCCACCGCGCCAGACGCCGCGCCACTGCCCTTCTCCGCGTTATCTTCGGAGACGCGCGCAAGGGGCGTCGCTCCATCCAGTGTATCCTCTGGGTCCATGTGTTCTCCTTCATGATCGTGTAATATGCGCTGGAACGCTCCTCCTGCTGATGCGGCTGTGACGACATCACAGCTATTGAGCTTCAGAACTTTCTCGACGCGCCGCGCCTGCACGTTCGGATCGTGTTCGGCCACGCCGAAGATGTCGATGCTCACGCCGACCAGATCGGGCTTGCCAAGCTCCACCGCCTCTTTAATCATCGACCACAAACGCGTCTCGGCCTCGAAAATGTGCAGCGTGGCATCGACGCGGCCCAGTGGCGTCTCTGGATCGTGATTAAGATACACCGCGTCCTTGTAGAAGCCGACCATATCTCTGACCGACCTGGTTGACTGATCCGCCGGTGTGCGCCCGTGATCGGCGTAGGCCCGCGCGCCCTCGATCAGATGCGCGATCTGCTGCAAAGCGTTCGGGTCATAGTAGAAGCCGTTGATCGACTTGCCGCCCTTCACGACGGTCACGCGCACATCGTGGCCCGGCTCGTTGAGCGCGTTGGCCTCGCAAATCTGCCCGACGATCTGTATGCTTTCCTGCGCCCGCGTCGTCCAGGCTTTCGGGAGTGCATCAGTCAAGCCTAAGCGTTTGGCAATGCTGATAATCTTGCGTTTTACCGCGTCCGGGTTCTGCGCCTCGCCAATGAGACGCGCCGCGTCTTCCACATCCGAGGCGTCCTTGATCGGATAGGTCATATTCGGCCCCGCGAAGTTCTCAGGATGTTCCTTGAAGTACGCCTCGCGACTGGCCGCTGTCCACGTTGCCATCTTCACCTCCGATTCGCCGTTGTGGTAGGCGAGCGGTCCACGCTCAAGCGGGACAGGACCCGCTCAAGCGGCCCTCTCTGGCGGTTTGTTGGTGTCACGAGCCTTTCTCCTCGGAGTCAAGCCCCAGCTCCAGCATGCCCATGTGCCTTTCACGGCGCTGGTTGTTGCCAGCCTGCTGCATCCACAATTCATTCGTGGAATCGCTGGGAAGCGCGTTGTACGTTGGGTCGCTATGCATCTCGCCCAGGGCGTTATCGGCCAGGTCGCCCGGCCTGTCCTGCATATGAACCTCTGGCTCTAAAGTGGGCGCTTGCAGATCAGGCAGGGCAGGATCAGGCATTATGGCTGCCAGCATACCCAATCCCGCCGGGTGATCGTACTCGCCCAGATCAGGCGCTGCCGGATCGGGGGCCATCGGGTCCGTATTCCATGCCGCGATGGTTGTCAGCCCGCCGGGCTTCGCAAAGTCGAGCAGATCGCCTGTTTGCGGATCAGGCTCAAGTCCGTGAACGTAATCGAGGCCGGGTTCGCTCAGATCGCTCGCCTGCAAGCGCGGCACGCTCATATCCGGCGCGCGAAATGTTGGCTCGATGACGC